GCCTTCCCCAGCAACGCTTGAGGCCGATCTGTTGGGTCTTGGGAACCTAAGTCCTTCAGCATCAGAAACGTTTTTAGGCGGCTCTAATTGAGGGTGCTTTGGCTCGTAACACTCTGTGCATACGCGAAACCCAGTCCACTCTTTCTTCAAAGAAGTGTACTTGTACTGAAAGCCGCATCTATCGCAGATGGCAATCGCATGTTTGCCAGAAGCAAAAGACATTACGCTATCCTAGACCTCATGTTAGGCGCCACCATCAAGGAGGCTCTGCTTTGATCTTGATCAGCAGCTCGAGCAAACTCCTCGTCATACAAGCCTTTCAGCATCTGTACACGATCAGGCGCTTTCTTCAAAGCAATGTAATAGGCAAGTCCTGCCGCCAAACATGGGTAAAACCTAAATGGCACATCTACCGTATTCACACCAGCATCAGCATCTTCAATGCGAACCAGGCGATTAATTATCAATTGATCCGTAGAGTTCTCAGAAGCTGGCCAAATATAAAGCCTTGGCGTTATTTGCTTGTCTAGAAAGAACTGAGTTGGTCGGGCCTGGGTTGACTTATCTGGCAAGCCCCAATACTCAGATCGACCAATTTGTACCATGGCGATATCAGTGGTGTTTGACCCGTCAGTCCTGCGAATCACAACATCAAGCACATCAATCGTCGTAGCAGACAAATCAAGAAACTCATCTCCTTGGGACAATGTTGTGGTGCTGTTTGTCACAGTCCATTGGTTCAACCCTCTGTTTGCCCAATCAGCAAATAGAAGGTTCAGTGACCGCCTTGCAGTCACCCCATCGTAGCCAGTGCGGTACTCAAGGCCGCATCTTTCAAATGCTTCCTCAACGTATTCCGCGACATCTGGCTCGAAATCAGAGCTTCCAGAAGTAGCCATTAATAACTCTTTAATACTTCAAGTATTACGGTATAAGTGTCGCCGCTGCTTGCGCCAATCGTGGTGAACTGAACGTCGCCAGTCTTACCTGATCCTGCGTTATTAGGTATCCCAGAAAATGGCGTGTAGTCATGCATACCATTTGAGTCTGGAGACAACGCAATAATCAACGTGTCTGACGTTGCGTCATTCAATAATTGAACGCCCATGCCAACGCACTGCCACCAGATCTTTGCAATTGCTACCTCGGTGCAAGAATCTCCAGCACTGTTAGCTGCAAGCGCGCTTACATCAACCTTGGTTACTGCGCTTTCGCCAGTGCCGTCGCTAATGTTTGTAAACTTGAGTACGGCTTTTCTCTCACCATCCTGAATGGTTTGAGACGTTACTGTATCAGCCATGCTTTTCTCCTAAGCAGAGAGGGCTTATGCCCTCTCATTGAAGTTAATCAATATATTACTGATCAGCAAACGCAGGCGCAGTAGTACTCGTTGCATTTCCAAAGATTTGGTAATTGGTGGAGTCTTTGCCGATTATGGTCACTTCAAACCCTGCAGGCACATTCAACTGAATGCTGCTGTTTGAGCTTCCATTTGAAAATACTGAGCTAACTTCGTTTCCATCAGTATCTAGGAACGTAACGCCGCCGATGAAAAAGTTAGTGTTTCCAGGGGTAACAATTATTGCATCTGTTGCGTCAGCCGCACCGCCTGCATAAACAAACTTGAACACAGACCCAGCAATAGGTGCTGGCAGAGTGTAAGTGTTGTCTTGACCGCCGTCTGGGACAAGAAGAACTCGTCCACTATGGTCTGCATTGTTAAGAGTTTGGTTGCCATCAGACAGGCTTATTGGGCCAGCCCCATAGGTGCTGACTTCAGTGATTGCGCCAGTGGTGGCATTTTTGCTAATAGCTTTGAAGGTGCTTTCAGATCGCACCGCACCTGAGAAAGTAGTAGTACCCATGTTCATCTCCTGTCGTGGGTTATGTCAGCCACACCATGCGGCTGTCAGGGATAGTTGATTTATACAGCACAAAAAGAAAAGGGGCAACAATGTGCCCCTTCTCCAATTGTTCCATGTGGAACAATTATGCGCCTTGCGATGCAAACACAGCGCGTGGGTTACTGAAGCCGAAGCTGTAACGCTCACGGGCCTTGTAACGCACGTTACCAGTGTTGAAGTCGCCTTCCATAGAAGTTGCGACAGGGCTTCGCTCGAAGTGCTTGAAGCCATCTGGCACGTCGGTCTTAACAAACCAAGCATCAGTGTCCGTCAGGAAGTGGTTCACTGCATAGCCTTGCGGCAGCATGCCCATGTTCCTGATTGCGTTGATGTCGTTGTCAGCCGTACTTACTCGTCCGGGAGTTTCCAGAAGACGATCCGCCACAAACTGAAGCTGTGGAGGAACGACTAGCTTGACGCCTTGCAGAGCCAAGATCATGTTTCGATCATCTACAAAAGTAGAAATACTGATCAAAGCATCTTCCAGAGAAGTCTCGTTCAGATCTGAGTAAGCACTTGGTCGGTTTGAGAACGTACCACCACCAGCGAGGGGGTGTGCGTTTGAAACCAACTCAACACCGTCGCCGCCAGCGAAGCTAGAGTTGAACGCATTGTTCAACACGTTAGCAGCCTTGACTTGCTTGGTGTGTGCCATGCTGCGCGCAAGAGCCTTCGTATAACGAGCGCCTAAGCGGTCATACAAATTATCTTCAACAGCTTCCTCGGTCAACGCGAAAGCAAGCGCAACGGTTTCGTGTGTGTAACGAGCCGTGAACCCTTCGGATGCAGAGTCGTAACCGACACTTTGTCCTTCAGACTTATCACGAGCGTTACCAAAGCCGACGATCAGCACTTCTTCTTCAAACGCTCGGTCTGAAGATTCGGTGTCAAAGATCTCAGCGTGTTCATTCTCATAACGAGAATATTCCATGCCAAATAAAGCGTTGAGACCAGGCTCTAGCTCTTTGGCTAATTGTGCTCTTGAAATAGCCATTAGTTAGCCTCCTATGCTAAACCGGCGCCTTTTTGGCCGTAGATTGAGTTCTGAATAACAACGAGAACGTTGGTATTCGCCGTGGCAACATCTGAATTTTCTGGGTCGCCAGAAATATCAATTGCTTTAATTGGCAAGCCTGCCGTGGTTGCACCCGTGGTCACATCTAGCTCAGCGCCAGAAATGCCCGTTACAGTGCTTCCAGAACTGGTGTACACAATATCGAAGTTACCGAACAAGTCGGCAATCGGGAACGTGTCATCAGCCTGGATTTCGTACACAACATTCGGATCATCAATGATAAAAGCAATGATGTCTGAAGCATTAGTACTTGCAGGATAGAAGTTGCTGTAAACCTGTTCCTTAGTAGTAGGATCGGTGTACTGACAACCGTTAAATACACCAACGATAGGCACAGTGCCTCCGTCAGCGTGAACCTCTACCGTACCACCAGTAACCTGGGCAACCATATCTCCTTGGAAGATAGCAGTTCCATAGTTAGCAGCGATCCGATATCGGCTTTGTCCACCAGTATAGGGGGCGCCGCCCACCATACGCACTGGACGCATTCCAAAAGCGGCATCTTGGTTCGCCATTTGGGATCTCCTAGTTAAACACAATCAAAAATGAGGTCATTTCTTCCCTCGGCCAAATGATACCTGCGTCTTTCTCTCGTTAGAGATTGGCATAGCAGGGTGCTCATCTTTCATAAGATCGTTATCAACAGCATGCATCTGTTGATCCGTTTGCTTAGCAAAATAAGCATTTCTTTCTTCAACCGTTTCTTCTGGGATTTTTGCAAGCATCAATCCGCCAACACCCACAGTGCCGGTATGGTTGCCTTCGTCAATGACGGGCAAGTCATACCCTGCGATTTCTTCAGGACGTACAGGTTCGTACCCCTCACGAAATCTCATGTGAACATTGGTCTTGTCTGCTTCCCCACGAATATGGGTTCGCAGCCATCGATACTTCATCCCCGGAGGCGGTTCAGGAGTTTCCAACGCTTGAGGCGGCTTCCATGGTTTACGGGCAGCTTTAGCCTCTCGGCTTCCACTGCTTCTTGGCGTTCTATTAGAACCCTTTATTTCGTCACTCATGATCGTTGTAGCCTCATTTTCTGTTTTGCGTATTCTTTGAACGGTACTCCAAGCTTCCTAGCTAATGCTTGTTCGCTTGTTGTCAGTTCAACTCTACGAGAGTTTTGATTGCGTCCAGTTCCAGTCGTGCGCGATCCAGAGACAACAGTTTGGACGGGTTGTTGGTTGTCTCCCGCGTTAGTTTGCTCGTTAAATTTATGCGGCAGTTCTTGCCTCATACGAGAATCAATTTGAGCGTAGTATTCATCAGATTCTAAGTCAACACCGCTCTGTATTAAGTCATTGTGTATAGCGAAAGCCACATTGGTCATGACAGTATCCGTGCCGAACCATTCATTTGCAGAAGCCCAGTCTTGGGCCTTAGCTGATGGCTCTTGATACGCAGGCTCTTGTTGGTAAACAGGCTGTTGCTGAGCAAGCTCTTGCTCTGCCTGCATATTAGCTTCTTGCTGCTCAAGCCAGTTTGCGTAATCAACTTTGTATTTCTCAAGATCTCTTTGATACTGAGAAAGCGCATTGCGATCCGCTTCAGCCCTAGCCAGAAGCTGTTGAGCTTCGGCCATAGCGTCAGGGTCGCCAGACTCATACGCAGTTTTAAGATTGCGTTTAGCCGCTTCAGCTTGAGTCTCCACACGGTTAGCAAACTCGTTGCTATACGTTTCCTGCATTTTCAAGTTTTGCTCAGCAGTAGACGTTTGAGTGTTTTGCAGTTGAGAAGCTAGTTGCTCATTCTGTTGTTGCAACTCTTTCGCGTACTGAAGCGCCTGCAACTCTCTGCGCTGAAAGTCTTTTGCTTGGCCAACAGCCTTGTTGATGCGCTCTTGTGCAGAACGAGCGCGCCTTTCGGCCTCTGTAAGCTCTGGCTCTGCATCAGTATCAGGCGACTCAAACTCTTCGCGGACAGAGTCTTCAGTAACCGGCGCAATGGATTCAGCTTCTTCTTCAGAGAACTCAATGTAAGTAGGTTCTTCCTGAACCTCTTCTTCAACACGCTTGTGTTCGGGAAGCGCAGCCTTGTTTATGTTGTCATCGTCAAGCTTTGATAAAGCTTCAGTCAATGTTTCTTCCGACATGTCATTTCACCTATGCAGACTTAATATCGTCTGGGTTAAGAATGGTTCCAATCACTTCATCGTCATTAATGATTCGCACTTCATGGTCATCCTCAAGGGAGAACCTAGCACCGGCATAACGACCAATAAGCACCCAATCACCCACTTCACACCATGGGTCATCACCAAACTTCTCGTAGTCCTGATAGGCAAGCGGGCCCATTTTCATGACATAACAAACAGAAGTGGCAAGGTTTTCCTTGTCGAGCGTTGATTGGATTAACTGTATACCGCCTTCTGTCATGCCCTTTCCTTTGTAAGGAAGTACTAACAAACGATAGCCAGTTGGGGTTGGCATTCTTTCAACCAAAGACTTGTCTAGCACAGACGGGTCTAAGACCCGATTTTCTTCATTCACATATGCATCCGTAACGGACGGTTTTGATGCGATGGAATCTAATAATAGATCACTCATCGAGGGGATCTCCTTCAATATGCAACGCTTCTTTCAGTTCATCACGAAGGGTGCGAAGCATTGATAACTCACCCATCGCAAATTTGTAGTCCTCCATATCCTTGATATTACCAGAGGTTATATAATCAACATGAGACTGCTCATATTGATCTAGTTTTTTGTAGATGTAGGCCGCGAGAGATAGTGAATCCATTTATCTAACGTAGGACCCCATCGGATTTTCAAAAACATTGAAATCAACTCCAGGCGTATTGCCCGGAATGGCGCCTGGGATGTTAGAAGACATTACAGGCTGTGCATTAGGCTGCGGCGCTGGTTGATTAGCCTCAGGCCGTGGCACTGTTTCATAAATAGGATCAGGCCTTGGAATATACGTTGGGAAGAAGTCAGTTGGCATAGGTTGCGACTGAGCCATTCCTGCGTAAGGCGCTAAAGCCTGCATAGGTGCTTGCTGACCATACCCGCCAAAAACGCTACCAACTGGTGGTTCTGGTCGTTGTGGCATCACCATCATGCCAATGCCATTGCCTGCATCTACATTGGTTTCACCCGTGCCGCCTGCAAGAAATCTTGCTGCAAAGCCTGGGTCATACGACTGACCAACGATGTTGCTTGATATTAGTGAGTCAGGAGTGCCAAGGTTTGATGTTGGCGGAACATATCTGCCTTCAAACTTATCCGGCGTTTCTGTGGGAGGGGGCACAAATTCTGGTGGAGGAGAAGACTCTGTAGGAGCCGTAGTCGCAGGCGCGGTGATGTACATCGCCCTTGATGGCTTGCTTGCTTCCCACTGCTTTAAATTTTCTTTGTATTCCCTGTTCGCTTTTTGATAACTCTTACTTGCCGCACCCATACCTTTAGGCCGTCTGGGCTTTGTAGGCTTAGACTCCATCCAGTCAATATAGTCTGACTCGAAAGATACCCCGCCAGTCTGCTGTTGTGTGTCAGGCATTAATACTTCAGTCGCTATAGGCGCTGGAGGCATGGGCATTTCAACGGGTGCTTGCCCGCGATTGTACACATCGTCTGGTCGACGAGTGCCTCTTGATGGATCAAGAGTGCCTTCCATACGCATACGAATCCCATCGTCTGGGCGGCGTGGAGACGGAGATCTACCCTCGAACTCTTCTACACTGATAAACCTGTTGGGGTTAAGTGGTGGCGTCGGCAACGGGCGACCTAGCATGGGATTATTAAACTTATCAGGATCATCAATGTAATCTTGACGATTGGGCGAATAACCTCGAATGGGAAGCGCGCTCATTAGTAAATCCCGCTGAATTTCTTGCCGCGCAGTGCCGCACCACCGCCTCGAGACTCACCAGCGCCAAAAGGGGCGGGCTTGCCTGGGGTAGCAATGGTTTCAGCCTTCGCATAGTTAACGGTGCCCTGATCCTTAATAGATACCTTGCT